TCCAATCCTCTAGCTCGCGCGCCTCGTTGCGCGTCATGAACCCTGCCATGATACCGGTGTTGTAAGCGCCATACCGCTGCTCGACTGCAGCCTTCATCAGGGCCGACAAATTGATCTTCACATAGTATTTGCGCGGGTATTCGATCAAATCCCTCGTGATCGCCTGTTCCCACCGGGTTGCCCAATAGCCGAGCCCCGTCGCCTTAAAAACCTCCCACATCTGTTCCAGACCGCTGCCCCAGGATGTACTTTTCGTCATGATCTGTAACAGAAACAACGGGATGCCTAGCCAGCGGGCAATGTCAACGTCCTGATATTCCCGGCTCGCCAGCATCTGCGCGTCCTCTGGGTTCATGGAAATGGGGTGGTATTTCGTGCCCTGTTCCAGGATCGCCACCCGATGCTGATTTGGCCCGGAGTGCAACGTCTCCCAATCGTCTTTGAGTCGTTTCGCTGCGTCGACGCTCAGGCTGCGCTCGGATTCCAGCACCCCGCGCGGCGTCGCGTCGTTGCGGTAGACCCGCGCCGCGTAGCCCTCCGCCGCGCGGGCCAGTCCCAGGCTCTCGACGCCATAGCGCACAAACGAGACACCGGTGATGCCGTCCAACGTCAGGCCGCGCAGGTGAAACACCCGGTCGTGATACCATGCCTCTGCCGGACCGATCCCGTTTTCAGGCTTGACCCAATAGCGTAACTGGTAATTAGCAATGCGCTCCACCCGCTCCATGCGGTCGGGGTGAATCGGCCAAAGTTGATCAACCAAACCGCGGGATCCCGGCACGATTTCGGCGTAGCCGTCGCCGCGCAGCAACGCGTGGGCGGTCAGCGTGGCCTTGAATTCGCCCGCCGACATGCTGGCGTTCGGCTGCGTGTGTAGGATGTCCCAAAGCGGATGGTTGCGCGCCTCCCGCCGGCCCCGCTCCAACCGCTCGAAAACACCCATCGGCAACATGCCGATACTGTTCGCGATCAGATGGACGCCAGCCCAGGCGGTTGACAGTTTCAGCGCCGTATCGGGGTCGATGACCTCGCCCGCGTTGGAGACGCCGCTCTGATAGCCCGACCAAATCGCCGGGTTGTTGGGGTCGGCGCTGAACGCATTTGCAAACCACCGCCGCACCCGCGCCGGCCATGTCAGACCTGCCATGCTCACCCCGTCGTCAAACGATCAAAAGGCCCCGATCTTCGTACACGCTGGTCTGGTGCTCATGCCGCAACATGCAAAACAGCGCATTTATCGTCGCCGCCACCCCGTCGATCCGTTTCCCGGATTTGCGCCGGTCTGGTTTAGCCGGTCGGATGTTGTCGGCCGAGTCCTGCACCACGCTCACGCAATCGACCATCCAGCGCATGACCGGGTTGCCGTCGTGCTGAATCCGCTTACCGACCACCATCTTCTCAAACTCTTTGCTCGGCTCCGACAGGGTGCTGTACCGTCGCGGGATCTCGATCATCGTCAAGCCCTGTTCGCCCAACTGGACAGCGATCTGCGTGGCGCTCCAGGGATCGAAGCCCATTTCCTCGATCTGAAACATGGTCGCCAGCTCGCCGATCTTCGCCTTGATGAACTCGTAATCGATCACATTGCCCGGCGTAGCTGTGACTTGGTCTGCCGAGCGCCACAACGAATAGGGCACCTTGTCCTGGTCCTCCCGTTCGATCATGGTCGCCTCGGGGATCCAATGCCAGGTCAAAGCGATCGGCGGTTCGCCATCAATCCCCGGAAACACCAGGGCCAACGACGAAATATCAATCTTGTTAGAAAGATCCAATCCGCCATAACAAGAGCGCCCTACCAAATCTTCGACATCGATTGTGGCTCGGCACGCATCCCATTTCTCGATCGGTATCCAGCGTTCGGCCTGCTGCGTCCATTTGTCCAGATGCTTGCACAGGAAGTTATTCAGCGCCAACGGCCGGTTTTTGGCCTCGCTGGCGAGCTGCCTCAGCGCCTCCCATTTCAGCGACACGCCCAGGTTCGGGTTGGCCTTCGCCCAGGTCAGCTCGTCGCGCCAGTCGTCGCCCTCGTCGATTTCGGCGATATACACGAACCAGGCATCCGTATCGGGATCAGGCTCAAAAACCTGTTCCAAAATGTGTCGGCCGTACTCGTAATGCTGGTAGCCGATGCCGTTTTGATCGAACCCGGCGGTCGTGATCTCAAAAATGAGCGGCTGTTTGCGCGACCCCCAGGCCGTGCGCAGCACGTTCACGACCTCGTCGGTTTTGTGGGCGTGGAGCTCATCAATAATCGCCCCGTGCACGTTCAGGCCGTCCATCGTATCGGCGTCCTGGCCTAACGGCTGATATTTGCTGTTAGTGCTTTCCATGCTCAGCGTGTCCGAACTGCGCCAGTGGTGCACCAGGTTGCTCAACGCTGGCGATTTTGCCACCATTAGCACGGCCTCGTTCCAGGTGATTTTAGCCTGGTCGCGTTTGGTCGCGCAGGAGTAGATTTCGGCGCCCTGTTCCTGATCCATCGTCAAAAGATAGAGTGCGATGCCCGCCGCCAGCGTGCTCTTGCCGTTCTTGCGCGGCACCATCACATAGCCCATGTTGAACCGGCGTGTGCCGTCCGTTTTCTTCCAGCCGAAAATCGACCACACGATGAACTGTTGCCAAAGTGACAGTTCAAACTGCCGCCCGGCCCATTCGCCCTTGCTATGGCGTAGCAGCGAAAAGAAGCTCAGTGCATATTCCGCCGCTACTCTGTCAAAGTGCAGTCCCCGTTCCCGCCCTGTTTCGAGATCCCGTAGATGCCGCTCGACCGCCAGCCGGATCATTCGGGAGGCCGGCACCGTGCCGTCCAACACCCCCCGGCAATACGCCACGACGGGATGCCGTTCAGCCATCACTCAAATTCCCGCAGCGGATCATCGGCCTGCACTGCGGCGCGCTCCGCCGCCATGCGAAACAGTTCATCCGCCAGGCTGGGTTGTTCCTCAGTCGGCGCATGGAGCTTTGACCGGGAAGCTGGCGTCATCCCGAACTCAGTCAACCAACTGCGCAGTGCCGTCGAGTTGTCCCGCAGGATTTGCGTCAGCGGATTTTTCTTCGGCCCGTCCCGGCCCTCGACGGTCAACTCCTCATCATGGAGCTGGTGCGCCGCGCGGATCGCGACCTCGTAATGCTCAGCCGCCATCTCCAACGCCGGCTCATCCACCGCCGTCAGCACGCCCAACCCAGCCAGCGCCGGCGCATATTTGTGCCAGAAGCGCGCCCCATCTATCCCGAGGCCGCGCGGCGCCCTGGCTGTCGATGGTTTCGGCTGCGGTTCAGTGCCGTTCAGCGGCCGGTGCCCAGGATTGCCGGTCAGATCCTTGACTGCCGTCGGTTTCGGTCGTCTCCCTGCCATGATACACCGTCATTATGTCTAGTTGGCTTTTCGGGCCATTTCGCGGCCGTACGAACAGAGCGCAGGCCACGGTATACCTTACAAACTCCTGGACTTTTTACCCGCCCTACCCCATCCACCATCAACTGTCGCTGTTTTCCGCGAATGACACGCCTGACACAGCGATTGCAGATTGTCAACGTCATGCGATCCGCCCCGCGCCAGCGGCAGGATATGATCCACCTGTGTCGCCTGCGCACCGCACATCACACATTCGGGATTGCGTTTGAGATAGGCGTTCCTAATCCGTTGCCATGACCGGTCATAACCCCGCGCCGATGGGCTAGGCCGGCAGTCATGCACAGGCGTCAGGTGGGCTGCGCACCTGCTGCTCCCTGGCGCTGCTATCCCCGGACACCCCGGTCGGCTGCATGGTCGCCGTGGCAGGTTCGGCATCAGGGCGCCAACTCCCCGTCAACTCTGAGATACTGAGCCGACGACCAGCCCGTCAACCCCGCGTCCGACTGAATGATCATCCAGCCATGATCCAATGCCCACACAATCACTCGCTGATTCCGTCCCAGTTGCCCGATGATCTGGGCTACCGTGTTCGGCGCCGTCCGTACATTGAGGACATCCGCCGAGCATGTCGCCGTCCCGTGCGCCATGTGGGGCAGCGTCAACGCGTCCACGCCGCGACCTCCGAGGATGACACGCCTGACAGACCAACCCCCGATATACCTGGCCACAGGCGCGACAGATGCGCTCCACGGTCACCTCGCACGCCAGGCATCCCGCCAATACTGGATAATCAGCGCCAACAGGCTCAGGCCAAACCCGATGAATCCTCCGCGTGTGATCATGGCGTATTGCCCATGCTCGAACACCCCCGCTGTTACCAGGGCCAACATGCCGAAGGCAACCGCTAACGAAAAATCGCCCAGGCTAATAACCCAACGGCTACACCACATCCGCCGCCCGAACAATGATAGGATGGCAACATAGACCAGTGCTGCCGACAAAAGTGTGTAGATCGCCGGCACGTCACACTCC